GCAAACAGCGTGGCACTCGGCACCGACACAACAGGAAATTATGCAGCCGCAGTGGCCGTGGGGTCGGGTACAGGGCTGTCTCTCAGTGGCAGCGCAGGGGAAGGGGCCACTTTTACAGTTAGCGGCACAGACGCCACCACAAGCGCGAAAGGTGTAGCCAGTTTTTCATCGAATTACTTCACTGTGTCATCGGGGGCGGTTTCAATAAACGATGCCTCAACATCAGCCAAAGGCGCAGCAAGTTTTGCATCAGCAAACTTTGCTGTGTCATCAGGAGCGGTTTCTATTTCCGCTATTGATGGTGGCACGTATTCATAAAGGCAATTAGATGACCACGACTATAAAGTTAAAGAAAAATTCAACGGCAGGATCAGTCCCAAGTGCTAGCGACTTAGAAGTTGGCGAGGTCGCTATAAATACGGCTGATGGTGTTTTGTTCACAAAGCACACTGATAATTCGGTGAAAACTTTGACGCCAAATCTAACTGAATTTACGACTGAAGGTCAGGTCATGGCCTTGGCGATAGCGTTAGGGGGATAAAGTGCCAAATGTATTTAAAAACTATGTGAGCGCGTCTGTCGGAACAAGCAGCACAACCATTTATACCGTTCCAAGCGCGACTGTTGCTGTTTTAGTTGGGCTTAATTTAGCGAACAGGACGGCTGGTACAATCAAGGTCGATGTTTTGCTCGGCACGACTTACGTCTGTAAGGATGTAATAGTGCCAACAGGAAGTTCTTTGGGTGTTTTGGACGGCAAGATAATTGCCGAAGCCGCAGAAACAATTAAAGTTTTATCTGATACCGCAAGCAGTGTTGACGTTATTCTAAGCTGTTTGGAGCAATCATAATGGCGGGGTATATTGGCAACGTTCAATCAGCAGTTTTGATTGCGGCGGGTGCAACGGTAGCTTCTGAACCAACAATCACGGTGACCGTTGCTGGTGGAAAGTTCGTAATCGATGGAACCTCACAGCAAACAATTACTATGTCCGCTTCGGGCGTTTATAAATTCGACGTTTCAGATAGCAGCAACGCAAGCCATCCATTTAGAATATCGACCACTGCTGATGGAACGCATGGTGGGGGCAGCGCGATTGGATCACCTGACTTTATTTCGTCGGGAACGGCGGGGTCGGCTGGCGCATATGTAACATTTACCATCCAGCAAGACGGAGCAAATACCTACTATTATTACTGTTCAAATCACTCTGGAATGGGAGGATCAATTGCGAAGTTGGGTAGTAGCGATCTAGTTGACGATACCAGCCCCCAGCTTGGTGGCGACTTGGCGTCTAATGGGCATGATGTGTTGTTTGGAGATAACGATAAAGCTAAATTTGGTGCTGATCCTAACCTAGAAATTTATCACAATGGTGGCAGCAGCTATATAGATGATATTGGAAGCGGCAGTCTTGCTCTAAGGACTAATGGTTTTAGCATTAATATGATGTCAACATCTGGGTCTGAATTTATGGGCGTATTTAGACCTAACGGAAATGTGGAACTATACCACGACAACGCAAAAAAGTTCGAGACAACATCCACAGGCGTAGACGTAACAGGCGCAATTACTGTTAATGGTGCAGCGTTAGCTGGCGGTGGCGGCGGTGCGTTAGAACTTGTCACACATACAGCAGTCAGCAGCACTGCAAGTTCTGTTATTTTTGACAACCTCAACGACGATTATGCTACATATAAATTGGTGATGAATTGGACGTTAGCTAGTCAACAGTCCAGCTACCCAAACATTCGCTTTTATGACGGCTCAACAGTTTTAAGTAGTTACGGCGTACAACGCGTTGCTGCCGCTTCGCAATCTAATCAAACGGGGCAATCGGATATTCCGTTAACTTACGAAACGTCTATGCTATATTGGTCATCTGTAACATATATTCACGGCATTGGTTTAACCAATAAGCCACTATTTTTACAATCAACATCGTATGGTAGTGCAAGTGCAAACGCAATTTGTTTGACGGGCGGGTATCGCGCAGCAACCAATGTGACACCCGACAAATTTGAAATTAGAGCAAGTTGGTCAAATATTCCCGCTGGCGCAAATCTTACTCTGTACGGCCTCAAAAAAAGTTAAGGAGATTGATGATGCTTAAAATTGTAAATAACGTTGAGGTTGCTTTAACTGATGCTGAAAAAGCTGAGATTTTGCAAAATGAAATTGACATTCTGCCAGCCGCAAAACGATTAGAACGTGACGCACTATTATCGGCGTCTGATGTTATGGCATTAGCTGATAGAATAACCGACGAATGGCGCACGTACAGACAAGATTTGCGGGATGTGCCGTTGCAATCTGGTTTTCCGAAAAGCGTAACGTGGCCTGTGGCCCCTAACGGAGAATAAAATATGTCAGGTTACATCGGCGCAATCCCCGTCCCAGAGGCTACGCAAAAAAGAAGCAGCCACACCGCTACATCGGGGCAAACTACATTTGCAGTGGATTATACGGTTGGTTTTATCGATGTATTTTTAAACGGAATAAAGTTAGCAAATCAAGATTTTACAGCAACAAACGGAAACAGCGTTACTTTAGCAGTCGCGGCGTCTGCAAATGACATTCTAGATACTATTTCATATACAACTTTTAACGTAGCTGATCCGTCACATGTAAGTGCTGGTGCTGTAAATTTGTTAGAGTATGAGTACACCGCTACGGCTGGACAAACCACATTTACTGGTGCTGATAACAATTCTGCTACGCTGAGTTATTCGGTTGGCAACATCATTGTCAGCTTAAACGGCATTACGTTAGACAATGGCAGCGATTTCACGCCTGTTGGCGGTACGTCTATTGTGCTTGCATCAGGCGCAGCGGCTGGCGACCACTTAGCGATTATAGCTTTTACAAGAAATTTTTACGTAGCTGACGTAGTAAGCGCAACTACAGGCGGCACATTTGGCGGCAGCGTCAGTGTAACTGGTCAAGTGAACGCAACTACAGGCGGCACGTTTGGCGGCGGCTTAACAGTTGCTGGTAATGTATCTTTACCTGACAATTATAAAGCCCTCTTTGGCGCTGGGTCTGATCTACAGATTTATCACAATGGGTCGGCTAGTTATATATCAGAGCAAGGCACTGGAAATTTAGTGTTAGGTGCGGCAGATAGCATTATTTTTCAAAACGCAGCACATGATGAAAATATGTTGGTGGCAAGTCAAAATGGTGCAGTTTCTTTATACTACGACAATGCAGTTAAACTTGCCACAACAGCCACAGGAATTTCAGTCACAGGTGGAATTACCGTTGATAGCACTTCGTCATTTGAAGAAATCAAAGAAAAAGTTTCTGTAGACAGTTCAACAACGGGAACGATTACTCATGCGCTGGCTACTGGCCCCGCGATTGTTTTCTGCAATGTTGACCAGACGGCAAACCGTACTGTTAATTTGACAGGCGCAAACACTTTTTTAGATACAGGCCAAAGCACAACGGTTGTTATACTGTTTAAACAAGGTAGCACAGCTTATTATCCAAACGCTTTTCAGATTGATGGGGCGGCTGTCACACCAGAATGGCAAGGCGGTAGTGCGCCGACAGATGGAAATGCCAACAGCATTGATAGTTACAGTTATACGATAATTAAAACTGCAAGCAGCACATACACCGTGTTAGCCAGCAAGACACAATTTGCGTAGGGGGTGATTAATGCTTTCTACATTTAGCGCAGGTTCATCTAGGTCTTTTGGTTTATTTGGCGGCAATTCTATTGTTGAACTTGAAACAGAAGCCTTAATAAACGGTCTGAATAACAGTAGTGCTATTACTACGTCTAATCTTCTAAACGCAGGAGGGACGTTAATAATTCCAGCAAACTTTTGGCTATGGTCGGGGTCTGTTTCCACTCCAGCTTTGCTTATTGATACACCTAACGCAACAATAGAAAACTCTGGCAACATTGTAGGTAGAGGCGGCAATGGTGCTGGTGGTAATGCTATTAGCATAACTGCTTTAGGCGTTACAATTATCAACAACTCTGGCGCGTATATTGCGGGTGGTGGTGGTTCTGGGGCGGCGGGTCGAAACGGTGGTGCGGGTGGCGGTGCTGGTGGAGGCTACGCATCAGGCACACCAAACTTAGGCCAAACAGGTGCCAATGGCTCTGGCGCAGGTTCTGGCTATGGCGGTGGTGCGGGTGGCGGTGCTGGAGCCGTCACGTTTTCTGGCACAGGTGGAAGCGGTCAAGGTGGTTATATACTCCCAGGATCGGGTGGTGCTGCTGGCAGC